GTGAAGAAGTTGCGCAGGAGCGCTCCGTCCCGGGCCAGGGAATCTATGTGGGGCGTCTCGATCAGCGTCCCGCCGTACGCGCCGAGTGTCCAGCAGCTCTGCTGATCCGTGTGCAGGATCAGCAGGTTTGGCGTACGATGCTTCCCGTTGGCTCTCGGGGGAGCCGGAAGCCCGGCGAGCACGCCAGATGCACAGACACCGGTTCGCAGAAACTTGCGTCGATCCATGCCACAGCCTTCCCGTTATGATCAGGTGACGTCGCCGACAGGCCGCCATTCCCGGTGGTCCGACACGGATGTGGAACACGCAACAGGCGGGAGCGGAAACCAAACTCCCGTCTGGACAGCTTGATCATGAACGTAAGAAACAATAGCTTTAGATAACAGCACCGGGTAGGCGCTCGTGCAGTCCCGAAACGCACTCACGGCCAGTCTCAGAGGGAGGATTCGGCAATGACCGAAGCCGGCGCGGAATGTTCGCTGCTCGTCGTGGATGATGATGAAGATATCCGCAAACTGGTGGCGTTTGTAGCCCGGCGCATCGGATTCCGGCAGGTGGCCCTGGCCGAGGACGACGCAACAAGCGCCGCGTATCTCCTGGCGTCCGCCGCTGACCAGGTGGTGACCACCCAGTCCGGGGTCCTGGGCTCCATCGGCGTGGTGGTGGCCCATCACGATGAGTCCGGGGCAAACGAGGAGATGGGCGTCCGGGTCACCGAGATTCACGCCGGGGACCGCAAGGTGGACTGTTCCCCCAACAAGCCCCTGGACGCCGAGGCACGGGCCGCCCTGCAAGCCCACGTCAACGATTTTTACGACCTGTTCGTGTCGGCCGTGGCCCGCAACCGTGGGCTTTCGGAGGAGGCCATCCGTGGCACCCAGGCCGGTCTTTACATCGGCGCCGATGCCGTGGCCCTGGGCCTTGCCGATGAGGTGGGGACCCTGGCCGGAACACTACAAGCCATGACGGGCCCGGTATTCAAGGCCGGCGCCATACAAGCCCAATCCAGGAAAGGGAGACCAATGGGAGACAGAAACAAGCCACGCGCCGGGGAAAACCTGGCGGGCCTCCTGGACGAGGCCATTGGCGCAATGGTGTCGGAGGAGAAAACCAAGGACATGGTCATGGCCGACATGGCCGAGGCCTCCGGGTATACGCCCGAGGAGGTGGGCCAGGTCCTGTCCGGCGATATCAACTGCCCGCCGGTGGAAAAGCTCGAGGGCTTCGCGGAAGCCCTGGGCGTCTCCGTGGAGGCCCAGATTGAGGCCGCCACGGCGGATGGCTGTGAATACGGAATGGAGGAGGCCGGCGAAGGCGAAGGCGAAGGCGAAGGCGCCGAGGCCAACACCAGGCGTCCGGTTCTCCTGAAATGCCCCACAAAGGGAGGAGAGGCCATGGGCGATCTTGCTCGAATCCAGGCCAGGAATGCCGAGCTTGAGGCGTCTCTGGCCAAGGCGGAAACGCGGGAAAAAGCCGCGATCATCGCCAAGCACCAGAAGGACGGCCGGGTGGTCCCGGCCCAGGTACCGTTTCTCCAGAAGACGGCCGAGACCATGACGGCCGAGGACCTGGATAAGTACCTGGCCACGTTCCCGGTGGTGGCTCACACCACGCCGGCGGGCCACGGCCAGGGCGGTGACGCCACCATCCAGGAGGATGAGAAGGCCATGCTCAAGCGCCTGGGCATCCCTGTGGACACCTACAGGAAGTACGGGGATCTCCAGAAAATTCGTTTCAACTCGGACGGTAGCGTTCTGGGTGTCCAGAGCGATGGCATGGTCCGGAACCTGGAAGGGAGGGCCTAAGCCATGGCCGCACTCACCGCGTCGCGAATCACGAACCACAAAGAGGTGGAGGCTGCTGTCCAGTCCTACCCCGTGGCCGCCGAGGCCGTCTTTAAGGGCGGGCTCATTTCCATCAACACGGCGGGCTTCGCCAGCGCCGGGGCCGACACGGCCTCGGAGGTGTGCGTGGGCATCGCCATGGAGGACGTGGACAACTCCGGCGGATCCGCCGGCGACAAGTCCGTGCTGGTCAAGTCCGGCATCGTGGCCGACCTGGACACGGGTTCCGACCTGGGCCAGACATCGGTGGGCGAAACAGCCCTGATTTCCGATGACCAGACCGTGGCCCTGTCCACCAGCAACTCGGTAGCCGCCGGCAAGATCGTGGAGTACCGCTCCGCGTCTGAGGTGTCGGTTTACATCCCACCCCATGGCATGGCCGCAGGCCTGTAGGAGGACCCAATGGGAACTGTTTTTGGAACAGGTTTGACGGCCAAGGGGCTCCGGTCCGAATTCATTTCGGCGTTTGTCGATACGCCTTCGGTCCAGGGCCTCCTGTCCACCACCGTCCCGTCCAACGCGGCGTCTGAGGATTACGCGTGGCTGGGCGAAACCCCGGCGATGCGCGAATTCATCGATGAGCGCAAGGTAAAGGGGTTCACGGACACCACGTACCAGATCGTGAACAAGACGTGGGAAGCCACCATGTCCGTCAAGCGTTCCGAGCTTGAGGACGATCAGGTGGGCGCCATCAACGTCCGTGTTCAGGATCTGGCCCGCCGGTCCCGCCAGCACATCGATGAGTTGCTGTATCAGGCGCTCACGGACAACGGGACCGGGTACGACGGGGCGGCGTTTTTCAGCAACACCCACCCGGCCCGGGGCGAGGGTTCGGCCCAGGACAACCTGTTGACGGGGACTGGCACCACCACCGCCGCCCTGAAAACGGACATCCAGGCGGCCATCGCGGCCCTCAAGGACTTCACCGATGAGCGGGGCAAGCCGTTTACGCCCATGCTGAATTCGGCGGACCTGGTGATCCTGTGCCCGCCGGCCATTGAGTGGACGATGCGGGAGGCCCTGGAGGCCACAATCATCAGCAACACCAGCAACGTCCTGGCTGGTGTTGTGGGCCAGGTCATTGCCACCCCGTGGCTGACCCCGACGGATGCCAATGACTGGTACTTGCTGTACACCGGTCACACCCTCAAACCGCTGATTTTCCAGGACAGGATGGGCGTGGAATTCAACGCCCTGGAGCAGGACTCCGAGGCTGGATTCATGCGGGAGCTGTACCTCTATGGCGTCCGGGCCCGATACAATGTCGGGTACGGTTTCTGGCAGCACGCCGTCAAAACGACCAACGCGTAGTCCCTTCCACTGGGGGGAGGCCCGAAGGGGCCTCCCCCTGGATTCCAACCCCGGGGGCCGGTCTCGGGGGTTTCTCTCCCGAGCCGGCCCCGACATTCTGGGAGGCATCGTGCCTTACCTCGTGAAGAAACAGCCGGGCGCCTCGAAAAACTACAAGTCTCGCATCGCCGGCCGGATGGTGGATCACTGCGCCGAGGGCCTGGCGTTCAAGGACAGGCCGCCCCAGGTTTTGTTTGATGACCCCCACCTCGAGGTGGAGGAGGTCAAGGCCCACAAGGGTCCGTTTGTGGATGACCCGCCCAAGGCCAAGCCGGCCAAGCCCACCAAGGGCAAGGGCGCCGCCGAGCCCGCCACGCCTTCGCCACGGGCCAAGAAAAAGGCCACGAAAAAGAAGGCCAGCAAAAAGAAGAGGTAGCCCATGGCTTACACGTCCACGGCCGAAGTCCGCCAACGCCTGCCCAACCGGACCATTGACGGCTCGAGCAAGCCACCCGCGTCCGCCGTGGACCAGTGGGTGATCGAGGCCGAGGCCCTGGTGGAGGCCGAGCTGGCCGCCGCCGGCATCGGCGTGCCGGTGACTACCAGCCGTGGCGTGGAGGTTCTCAAGAACAAATGCACGGACTATGTGGCCGGGCTGGTGGAACGGGCGTACGTGTCGGGCACGAACCTGGAGGACACGGACGTGGGCCTGGATCTCATCGAGAGATTCGAGGCGTTCCTATCCCTGATTCGCACGGACCCCAACCGCGTCAAGCCCATGCTGGGCGTGGGGTCCGGGACCTCGGCGTCCAACGTGAGGGCGTATCCCACTGACAACGCGGACGGCAAGTCCATCGCCGCCGGGGACTTTGACCCGGTGGCCACACGGGACATGGAGTTTTGATTGCCTAGTAAAGCGGCGAAATCCCTGGCGGCGTCCATCGGTATGTCCGTGACGGCCCAGCCCGAGCTTCGGAAGTTGGACAAGCTCATGTCCCGGCTCCAGATGGAGTTGCGGGATTACCGCCGTGCGTTTCGCTCCATCGCCAAGGGCGTTCTGATTCCGTCCGTCAAGCGTTCGTTTGCTCGTGACGCCTCCCAGGAGGGCGAAAAGTGGGCACCCCTCACGGCCGAGTACGCCCGAAAGAAGGCGGCCGGCGGTGGGTCCAAGAAAGTCCTGGAGTTGTCCGGCAAGCTCAAAAAGTCCATGACCCGGGTGGGCCGCTCCGGTGGCGGCGTCCGGATCTTCGGCAAAAGGTTTATGCGATTCGGCACGGAGGAGGCGTACAGCGTACCCCTCCACTGGGGCTATGGTGCCCGGTCCTTGTCCGCCCGGAGGGCCCGGTCCACGGGGCGCCAGAAGTCCAGGAGCAAGCGGCGCCGGTCCGACATCGAGGCCAGGCCCTTCAGCGTTTGGAATAACGCCATGACCCGGGAGGCGTTCGAGGCCATCGTGGAACACCTCGAGGACCGCATTGGCAACTCGGCCAAGATCCTGGCGGCCCGCCGTGCCCGCATTGCGGCAACGGGAGGGCGCTAGATGGCCAAGCGTTTCGCCAGCCGTGCGGTGGAGGAGTTGCGGGCTTACCTGGAGGCCAACCTGGCCACCCACATCGCCACCATCAACTCCGAGGAGTCCGTATCCTTGGCCAACCCGGTGGCGTATCTGGCGGGGTTGCATCCCTTCGGGGAGCAATTCCCCCGGGTGGAAATCGAATTCCAGGAGGGATCGCCGGACCCGGGGCCCGAGGGGTTCCGAAACGATATGTGGGCCTGGCGTTGTTCGGTCCTCCTTGTCCACGCGTACAAGGACGTGGACGTGGTGGCGGGCCAGGTGGAGCTTCGGCAGTATCTTTCCGCTATGCTCCTTGCAATCCAGGCGGACATCACCCTGGGCGATACCGTTGTCCACGCCGAGATTGAGGACGTGGCCACCTCCGGGGAGATTTCAGACCAGGGCCGGCTGGTGGGCATCACCAGCATGATCGTGAACGTACACACTCACGAGGCGTGACCATGAGAATCCGACTCAAGTACACCGGCAAGGCGCCCATCAGGTTTGGGGACCGGCTCCTGGAAAAGGGCGACGTGGTCAACGTGTTGCCGGCCATGGCCCAGGAGCTTCTGGCCGGGGACTTCCAGAAGGTGGCCGCCGCGTCAAAGAAGCGGGCCAAGAAAACCACGAAGCGAAACGGAAAGGGGTAAAGCCATGGGCGTCTCCCAGGATCATGGACTAGGCCGCCAGGAGCGTTTTTACGCCGAGGCCGAAACGACCTTTGGCACCCTGGTCAAAGCCACTTCGGCCGGTGCCATCAAAACGCTGGGGACCTCCATGGACTACCAGCAAGCCCGGATTGACCGGATGGACCGGCGCCAGACCCGGAGCCTCCTGGAGCGGATCACCGCCAAGCGGGAGGTGAGTTGGAATGCCAACGGGTACCTGATTCCGTCCGGCACCAACACCACGCCGCCCGACATCGGCCCGCTCCTTGTGGCGGCCTTCGGGACCGAGACCGTGGGCGGATCTGACGTCCAGTACAGCCTGGCCAGTGGCCAGGACGCCCTGGGCTCCCTGTCCCTCACGCGTGAGGTGTCGGGGGTTGTGGCCGAGGCGTGCGTGGGTGCCTGGGTGGACAAGTTCACCATTAACGTGAGCGGTGGAGACCCGCCCACGTGGAACGCCGAGGGCGGCGCCGCCAACCACATTGGGACCGGAACGTCCACCCTCCTCAACGGATTGTCCGGCGGTGAGACGGACGTGGACGTCCAGGCGGCGGACGTGGAGAATTTCGAGAATGGGTCCGTGATTTCCGTTGGCTCCTCGGACAACCACGAGGTGACGGCCGGCGGCGGCACGGGAACGCTCACCGTGACCCCGGCCATCGTCGGCGCCCAGCTCGCCGGCGTGGAGATCAAGCCCTATGTGCCCACCGAGACCACGGCGGGCTCCCCTATCTCCGGGGTCCTGGGCTCCATCGATCTGGACGGGGCGTCCCTGCCCTTTACGTCGTTTGAATTCAGCCTGACAAACAACGTCAAGCCCATTGGCGATGAGGCCTTCCAGGTGGGCGTGACTGATTACGTCCTCCTCGGCCGTGAGGTTACCGGGTCCATCGGCGTCCGGGCCCGCAAGGACCAGATTATCCACCTCGGGAAACGCAAGACGTTTACCGTGCGGGACCTCCAGGTGGTCATGGGCACCGTGGCCGGCAAGATGTTCACAGTGGACCTGGACACCATTGAGATTGAATTCAACGCCCTGGACGTGCCCCAGGTGGAGGAGGCGTTGATTACGCTTCCATACCGCGCCCTGGGAGCCAGCGGCGAAGATGAGTGTCTGTTGACCCATTCCTAGAAACAAGGAGTCAAGACATTGGGCCGGAATGTCGGAGAAAAAGACCAGGTCATCGCCTATATCCCCAAGGCGTTCGGGATCCGCGAGGCCTTTGTAAACGGGGAGGACGATGAGCCGGTGACGGTTCACGTCAGCCCCTTGACCTCGGCGGAATACCGCAAGGCG